GTACACCGAATTTATCTTTTGTTATTGCCATTTGCTTTACTCCTAATTAAGTCTTACTCTCAATCTATATGTTTATTTATCATTTTCTGGCCAAAAATAAAGGGCGGGTAAAAACCGCCCTTTATTATGATCAAATTAAGTTTAACTTGAACCTGTTTGTCCGAGTGTTGACTGAATTCTAATCGGAATATAAATAAACTCAACTGCTTTAGTTGGTTGTATCGCTATATCCAAGTATAGTTCGTTTCTGTCAATCCTTGCGGCAGTATTGTTAGTAGTATCGCAAACACTAATAAAGTCAAATAGACCTCTTAATGTTACAAGTTCTGACAATAAGGAGTCAGCAACTCTTTTAACACCACTTCTAGTAATACCATCGTTTGGCTCAAACAAGAAAGGCTTAACCGAGATATCTAATTGATATCTGATATAGTTAATTAATCTTGCTACGTTAATTCTATCTAAAGCACTTGCTGTAGGGTTAAGAGTCTTTTGACCAAACACTACCAAGCCTCTTCCTGGGAAGTTAGCAATTGGATTTACTTTGTTTGAATATAAAGTATCTCTTTGACCTTCGTTCAATGATACAGGCTTAAATTCATTTTCAGTTGAATCTAAATAACCTACTGATGTAGCATTTTGAACAAGTCCTCTTTGATAACCTGCTGGAGCAAACCACTGATAAGCCACGTTGTCATTAAATGCCATTGTTCTTAAAGCAATATGACTAGGTGGTACCATTACGTTTGTACCGTCTAGGTTAGTTGTTAATCCTGAAGGATAATGTACTGATACATAAGGACTAGATGATATTAAACCATCATCGCCATTTTCACTAGCATTGTTTGAGTTCTTCGCCCAAGCACTTACAGACGTGGCGTCTGATTTAAGTCTTAAAGGTGAATCACCAACTACGAATGCTACTTCTTTCTTATCAGTATTTAAAGTTATCATTTCGTCGATCAATTCTGGGTAACCAGGAGTTGAAATTAAGTTAAAGAAATTAACTTCACTTCTAATATCTTCGTTACTTGAAATTGCACTTTGTAATCCGTTTACAATAACTTTTCTTTGTGCTTTTCTGCCCATGTAAGGTGCGCCATCAGTTTTATTACCTGAATGGTCAACCCATACATTACCGTGATTTACGCCGCTAGTAGTATAATTAATTTTATACTGTTTAACGTTCTTGCCTGAACCACGTTTGTTCCATGCTAGGATGTTGTTAGGTACAGTTGCCGCCAAAGGAGCATCTGTGTCTAATGACCCAGTAACTAAAGCAGTAGCAGGTCCCATATCTTTAAATATGATTCCGTCACTTGTTACTTGATCAGTGCTATCAACTAATACCCAAGCACTGGATTTTCTTTTATAAATTTTTGGATAGTCTTCTAAAGCATCTGAATCGACCCAAATGTCGCCGTCTACTAATGAGCCACCGTCACTTTGTAATGAAGGTTCACTAGCCGCTACGTTTACGTCGTAATCTGCTGAGTAAAGTGTCCAAGTCTGCGTTCCAGCAACATTCTTATTGTACCATAAGTTAACAGTTGTGCTGTCATGATACCATAATGTTCCGTCAGTCAAATCACCTGTTGGTGATGTTGTACCGAAACTGTAGTTTGCTGTAGTAACATCTTTAACTGGTTTCCAGTTACTATATGTTCCTGCTGTAATATTTACATTACTAGGTCCATAGTTAGCAACTGATCCTGCTCTAACTCTAATATCTTTACCAGATGTATCAGTAACTGTTAGTTTGTTACTTACATTTGAAGCAGTTACAGTTGAAGCACCTGCGGAACTTAATGCCGCATTAATGTCTTTGACATAGTCATCAACTATTGCTTTACCGTTGTCTGATTCTGTTGTAAATGTAACATTAACATTTGCGCCTTGGTTTAAGTTTAAAATTAAACTAACCAAACCACTGTGTGCTGAAACATCAACGTTAGAACTGATTGCTGTACCTTGTACTTGTAGACTACCTGCTCCGTTATGTCGCTTAATGCTAAACTTACCGTTTATAGCAGAGTCGTCATTGTCTGGATCAAATTCTACAAATAAATCACCGTCTGTTGGACTGGCTGTTACTGCATAAGCCGCCGCTGTATCGGCAAACGCTTCTGCTGTACTTGATGTCCAAGACTTAGTTGTTGAGTTATAACTTTTAACACCGTATTTAAGACCACTTGCTAATGATGTTGTTTGAACAATCATGTCACCATTTGCTAATGCTCCGGAGTCAGCCTGTAATACAGGTCTGTTTAAGTGAGTACAAACTTGGAAATCCTTTCCAACTACGTTTGTAAAACTTGATGCTAAAGTTGTCATATCATACCAAGCACTTGAATACTTGTAGTAGTATGTTATGTTTGCAATGGCGTTACCACTGCTGTCAACTCCTAATACTGCGATGTCGCCATCTTTACCTACTGAGTTCTTAGGTGCTCCGCCACTTGCTACATCGTCTTTTGTGAAGATGTAAGGTGATGCGAATTCTTCGTATTTTGAAGTAGACGTATTATATTTAAAAATACCCCACTTAGTTGCTGAACTATCTAACCATACTGTTCCGTTTGCTGGAGCAGGACTTGGAGCACTTGCTAAAGGTTTTAATCCATTAAGATCAACATTCGCTCTAAGAACGTATGCTCTTGAAGCCAATCCTAAGAAACTATGCGCCGCTAGTAAGCCATATTCGTTAAGTTCATTACCATGTGAAGGTGTGCCGCCCGTACTGTAAAAAGTTGGGTTTCCGTACTGTTGTAGAAGTTCTCTTTGACTAGTAATCAGTTTAACTTCGTTTGCGTCTGCTAACTTAGTAAAACCGGCTGTGCCACTACCATCAGGATTTGTTTTATCTTGATGTGTCGCTAATATAATCAAAGGTACTGTACCAGGTCCGCCGGGACTATAAAAACTTTTGTCTGATACGGTGATATCTACACCAGGTGATACTAATGTTGCCATAATATTCTCCTATTATACCTTATTTGGTTAACAGTATTTATGAATATTTTGTATATTTGCGGTATTATAGAAATGTCAATTCATCTTAAATTGCTTAAGATGATAAATAAGCCTCTAAACTAGTTCTAGGCCGTTATCGTTAAATATTTGCGGTTTTTGTGGAAGTTGTTCTATTACTATATCAACATTGGCATATAAGTCTTCTAATGTACCGTTGTTGTTAATTGTAAAATCGATATCACTGCCTATCCATTCGTATTCACTTAAATGAATATTAGCAAAATCTTTAGACATAATATGTTTTGCTACTGCGTCACCGTTGTTTGCCGCTAAAGCAATATCATACCATTCTGGTTTATCGTCACGTTGTACAAGGATAGTTGTGCCGCCAACACGTCTAATTAGTTCTAATTCATTTTTAAATCGGCAGTCACTGATTACAACGCACTCGTTTTGGTTATGTAATTTTTTTACTCTGTATTCTAAACTGTTTAACCAAATATCTTGATTGAAATGATTACGCATAACGTCTGTGCCTATTAACTGTAATGCTAGTCTAGGTGTAAAATCAGGTATGCTTAATTTTTTGCTCCAGTATAGATCTATACCTTCTCTGAATTCTCTGCTTTCGTCTGTTTCGCCTTCAAGCAATTCTCTGTCCCAGCCAAAAACACTTGTACATAAATCTTTTATGGGTCCTGCGAATGATGTTGGAACACATCCTTTTGTTGCTAGATACTGTGCTACGGTATTTTTACCCGAACCTATATTACCTAATATCCCTATTGTATTCATTTAACCTATTATAAAGCCGTAGTTTCTATTGCCTTCTTCCATGTTAATTATGGATTGTAGTAATCTTTCCTTCTCAGTCATGGCCTCCTGCTTTAATGCTTCGCCATTTAACTGTACTGTACCGCCCGGTCCTGGCAAGCCTGAAGCATATTTACTTCTTGCTTCTCCGAGCATCATTTTTGCTTCTGCTAATGCCCAGTCTGCCATCCACGGTCTTGTATATTCATTTTGAATTAGACTTTGTTCAGGTACTAAGTTAGATACTTGCATCATTATATCTTCTGCTACTGATATCTTTCTTAGAATTTTTAATACTTTGGTATTTGAATTAAACGTAAAGTCATATTCGCCACCAAATATTCTGTTTAGGGTTTCTTTATATTGTGTGAATGCGTCATAGTTTGCTAATCCGCCAACAACACCTGCGTTAATTAAGTATGTATTTTGGAAAGCAACGTCAAATGGATCAAAGTTTGTACCTGTTCCTATATTACCGCCACCAACTCCACGTCTATATATACGTCTAATATTTAATACTTCTTGTGGTAACGTATATTCTTGTGTGTCGACCTGGGTTCCTAAGAACGCATAACTTTCCTCAACAGCCGCATCACTTCTACTTCTAAGTGTTTGTATTGCTCTGTCTATAGCAAGGTTATAATGTTCAGGATCTAACTCCACATCTATCATTCCGTCACCAAGACGTAATTTGATTTCTGTTATTAGTTTATCTCTTGGGGT